GATAGAAGCCAAGCTGCTCATCGGACAGGTCTGTAAGGTCTCCAAGCGTCGGGTTCACGGGAACGGTCGGAGCGTTCTGCGGGACGTTCAACCCGAACAGCGACGCCGGGATATTCCCTTCGGGGCTGTCTGCCACGTTCTGCAGGAACCCGCTCTGCCCGGCGAATCCGACTGCTGCGGGGTTACCTATGAAATTCAGGTAGTTCGCCATATTCTGCGGCGCAGCACCAGCCTGTACCTCTGTAAGCCTCTGTGTCGGGGTAAGACCGCCTCTCGCAAGCGATTGCTGAAGAGCCATAAACTCATTTTCATCAGTTATCCCGCCTCTTGCCTGCATACCTGCTAAGGCAAGTTGGTCTTGTACGCTAAGTCCTCCTCTTGCGAGACTTTCTGCAAGTGTTTGTTGCTGAACAGCAGTATTTCCCCCTCTTGCCAGTGTTCCCTGTAAGTCAATCTGCTGCTGTGCAGTAAGACCAAACGGATTACCGGGAGCCTGTGCAAGTGCAAGCTGTTGTTGTGGAGTAAGTCCACCACGAAGAATCGTGCTGATATCACCCATTCCCTGACCAAGCTGCGCTGCTTGGAACGGGCCTTGAGCAGCCTGTGCCTGTTGAAGCGCAAGCAAATCTCCATATGTCTGAGCCTGCTGTTGTTCGGTAGCAGGCGCAGTGACAAACGCGCCAAAGGGAGTTGCCCCCGCTCTCGCCTGAAGTCCCTGCATATCTGTAAATTGTGTGCCAGACAGAGCGTAAGGGTTAAATTGCTCTCCAAGGATTGTCTGGGCCTCTGTCAGCCTTTGCGCCCTGTCTACTGGGTCAATACCTGCACCAACGTATCCAAACGGGCTTGCCGCCTCTGCCCCAAGTGCCGCTGCGCCTGTGACCCCACCTGCCTGAGCCTGAGCGGCCTGCAGACCAGTTGAAGCCTGAATTCCAGCAACCGTTACCTGTGCTTCCCTCTGAAGGTCAGCAATTGCCTCAGCTTCCTCAGACTGACGCAAGGCTATCAGCCGTTCTTTTTCTCCCGCTTCAATCGCGGTATTTTTCTGTATATCTGCAACTCTGACATCCGTTATTGTTCGCTGTTGTGCAATTTCCTTCTGTACCTGAGCAGTTAACTCATCCTGCATTCGCTGCAGGTTTGTCTGCTGGGTATATTGCTCCAGTTCAACTCGCTGCTGTTCAAAGAATTGCTCCCGCTGCGACGCCTGCTCTGCAAGCTGTGCCTCCTGAATCCTGATGCGTTCTCTTTCCGCTGACTCCAGCCTTGCCTGCTCTGTCTTAAACTGCAAGCCTGCCGTTTCACGCTCCGTTGCAAACTGTTCCATGCTGAGAGCATGTTGACGAACAGCATCACTTTCAGACCTCTTCCCCTGTCGTACCAGCAGGTTATATTCGTTCTGCTGCGCCCGTTGCTGCAGATTAAACTCAAGGGTGTTTTTCGTGTCCAGATAGCGAAATTCAGATTCCCTAAGATTTCGGTCAAGTCTTGCTATTTCCGTATTTGCATCCGTCTCAAGAGTCGCAATCGCTTCCCTTGACTCACCCTCCGCCTCTGCAACCTCAAGGGCGGAATCCCTCTGCTGGACGGCAATATCCCTTATTGCCGAGGACTCGATGAACTGAATCTGCTGCTCGCTGATATATCCAGCCTGCTGACCTGCCAGAATCATTGCCTGCTCAAGCCACGGATTTAATGAGGAAACTCCAGCCGCATCCTCATACACTACGTCCCGCTGGTCTTTAGGAAGGTTTGATAAATACTGGTCGGGATTATCAATTAACTCCCGGATATCAACAGCTTCTCCCCGGTCTACAAGGTCAGCCCCTATCGTCTCCCATAATTCACTATCGCCAATAGCATTATTGTCCTCAGGCCCGTCTTTAGGCTCGACCTCAGGCAAGAATATTTCTTTCTTGGTTTTCTCCAAGGCTTCCCAGAACTGATCTCCTAACTTATCAATAGCGAGTTCTTTTGCCTCGCGGATTTTCTTCTGGCTATCTTCATGAGCGAACTTCTTCGCTTTGAGTAACTGTTCTGCGTCCGCCTCACTGTAATTCACATAACTCCCACCGATTGAGGTCGGCAGATTCGTCACACTAGGGTTGAGCGGCTGGCTGAAGCCGGGGAGAAAAGGTGAAAATCCTGTTTGTTCTACTGGATTTATGATTCCCTGTGTCAGTTTATTGGATTCTGCTTGCGCCATTAACTCTGCATCAGATATTTCAGGCCCTCCGAACAGACCGCCGGGTTCAGCGGCTCCGCCAATTGTAAAATTCATCGGAGGAAGTTGATTGACGTTATAAGGGTTATATCCCGACGTACCGCTGTACGACCCGCCTTCTCCGGGGCCGACCCCTACGTTACGGTTCTGGGGCGAAACAAGTCCGAAAGTGCTGGTTGTTGCTCGCGTTATATTTACGCCCCGAGGCTCATCCGTAGGGCCACCCGTAAAGGCTTCAATCTCAGTTATAGGAAGTCCGGTTGCGGCGGCAATCTGCTCTCTTGCGCTTGCTAACTGATCTGAAATATTCTCAAAGTCAAAGACAGGTACATGAACTTGATTCTGCGGCCCAAGATTCGGAAAACTTCCTCGGTACTCCGCCGGGATTATAAAAGTCCAATCAGCCATTTAAATTCCTCCGAACGGGTTTCTCGGGCGAGGCGGCGGTTGCTTTCGCCTGCCTCCCGGCGGTTCAATCTCTGCATCCTGAATCTGCTTCGGGATGGTCTCAAGGTATCGTTTCACCGTATCGTCAAACATATTGACTGCCTGTTCGATGACGTTCTTGGGGTTTGTCCTGCTGGTACGTGCCATTACCTCATCAGTCCTGCTGGTAGCTGTGATGTGGGTACTCGCCTGCTCCCGTCCCGTGCGGGGCTGCTTATCTGTCTTGCCGTCAAATCTGCCTCGCCGATTGAGCCGGGCATTACTGGTCTGGTCGTTGTCGGTGCGCCAGTTCCGGGGGTCTGAGGTCTGGTTCCAGCCTGATTCCCCTGCTGGAAGTTCCCGGCGTTTGGAAGCTGTGTCGCCCCTTGTGTGTTCAGGATATTCGCCGCAATGCCTTCCGCCTCGTTACCTGCAGCACCTGCGGCCTCGATGATGTTCTGAAGGAGCGGTACTCTGGCTGCTGCCATGCCTTCAAGGAGTCCCTGAATCTGTTCGGACTGCATGAACTTCTCGGCGAGCAGCTTTGCCTGCACCTCGTGTGCGTTCGACACCCCGGCCTCGCGCAGGGCGGTGTCGTGGTCTACGAACCCTTCCCGCCATTTTGTTGCCCAGAGGTTGAGTGTTCTTTCCCTTTCCTCAGGAGCAGTCGGATTAAGTTGTACGAAGTTAACAACATGGCCTTTGATGTCCTTCGGCGATATCGTGGCGTCAACAGAGCCAGACTCTGTCTGACCCCAGACGGTGATTCTATCCCTGATGACGTACTGGACAATGTTAAGGATAATCTCATTCCTGTGCTGGAGTCCTCTCTGTGAGCCGTCGACGTATGCGGCGAAATTGAGACGGCTGATACCGGACAGCACCGCCGTCTCGTACCCGGAGGCAGAGCCTGTCGGACGCTGCCCACGCGTCACTGACGGGGCTGTATTGGATTCCAGAGCCTCATCCAGCATCCCTTTCGCCACGAGAATCGACTGTGGCGGTTCCGGTACTTTCTGGACATCCACTGTTACCTGCGGGGGCAGATTGTTTCGCGCTCCGGGTGCTTGGTCGTACTCGGCCTGCACCTCTTCGGTCATGCCGGGTGGCCCTTGGAAGTTAGTAACGGGCCATGCAGATTTGTTGACAATGTCTATGTAATGGGATGCAAGCTGGCTCTCGGCACGAATCATGTCGAAGTTGCCGTCGAGTATCCCCCGGTAGAGGTCTTCGGGCTTATTGCCCAGTGTGACGAGTCCTGTCTGCGGCCAGTACATTGTCCACGGGAGTGTCATGTAGCCGTGTTTTCGCGGCTTCATCACCCATGCCTGTTCAGCGATGTATGCAACCTGCGACTGTGTCCATATCTCGATGAACTGGACGGTTCCGTCGTTCGGGCCTTCCCATTCGGGGAAGTGTGCGTGTATCCATGTCGACTCGACGTCCCAGAAATGGAGCATCCATCTTGGGTTGTACTGGTTGTTCGTGTCCCAGATGCATTGCTGGGGGTTTACAGCTTTCGCAACTACGGGCCATGAAATCGCCCGTTTCTGCATTATGTCGTCGAGTTCTTCCTTATATCGTGAGATGTCGCCTGAATCGTCGGGCGGCTCGGGGAACTCTGCCCACCTGTTTCCTGCGAACTCGGTCTTTTCCCATGCGACTCCGTAGGACGCCATGTGGAAGTTGACTATCCTGCGGGTGGGGGTGTCCTGTTCGAGCCTGTGGTTTGCGCCTCTCAGGAACTTCTCTATCCGTTCTGCCCGTGCCTGACCTCTCGGGCCGGGCGGCGGGACTGTGATGTCGATGAACGGCGGGGTTATATGGTCGGTAAGCGTCTTCACGGTCGAGTGCGCCGTGCCGAGCCTGATCTGGGTTCCGTCCTCTGTGACGGGGAAGTCGAAATCGCTCTTTATGAACTCGTCGGCTGTCTGGCATTTTCTCCAGAACTTTGAGAACTTCATTCGTCCTCGTGCCAGTTCCGACTCAATCCATGACAGGGAGAGTGTTGGTTCTGCCTGTGTCGGCGATTTTTCGAGTGCGATGCTTTCGTCAGAGACCGTCTGCTTCATCGAGTTGACGGACGTTCCGTTTAGATAAGAGGAAACCATATGCCGTTCTTACATTGTTACGGGTTCGCCGTTTATCACTATGTCGACCTCGTCAAGGGCCTCTGCGTGACGTTGTTCACGAACACCCTGAAAGAGTGAGCCTGTTCTTCGTTTTCGCATGGCGTTGAGCGGTCTCAGCGGTTCAGCACCCTTGAAAGACTTATTTGTGCGCGCTCTCTGAGCATACTCTACAGGGTCGCATCCGTACAAGGCCAAGACCTCTGCATCTACCCAGTCGTCGTGTTTTCCTGAAATCGTGCTGAATATGTGTCCCCTGTTCACGGTTTCCTTGTGAGAAATATCCATTAACTGGGTTGACAGCTTTGTCCAGTCGGCTGGGAAACTCACCTGTTCGTGTTCGAGTGCGACTCGATATGGCAGGAACAGGTCATGGTATTTAGATACCGGGGTGAAATTAAATGCTATTACCGGGATTCCTTCGGCAAGCATCTCGTTGTACATGATGTCCCTTGCGAACTGTCCTCCGAGTCCGGTCGAGTCCATGACAATCTGCTTGAGGTTCCACCTTCTTGCCTCTGTCCTCACTACTTCCATCTGGATAGTCCAGTCTGTCTTGAGGAGTTCTGTTGCGGAGACGGACTCTCTCGTCTTCCGGTTCTTGACGATGAGTACGGTAGCGTCATTTGAGCGTCCGAGGTCTAGTCCTGCGACGTATTCTTCTCCCGGCTTCGGTCGCAGCAGTTCGACTGCAGAAGACGCCTTATCGACTTTCCTGAAGAACGCCCCGACCCCTTCGGGCTGCACTGCCATGTAGAGTCGGTTCCAGTCATCTTCGAGCATGGTCTCCTTATCGTCCATGATTTCTTCCTTCTGCTCTTCGGTGAGCAGGGGATTGTCGAAGGCTGTCCACGAGAACGCCTCTCTCCTTGAGGAGGGTTTTTCGGTGGCGCGTTTAAAGTTCCTTGCGAACCAGTGTCCGGGTGATACCGGGGGTATTCCCTCGACGAGTGCGCGTCCTGCCCTTCCGGGGCTTGAGAGTGTGGGGCGCAGCTTGTTCCAGCCGATTTCGGCTATTTCCTGTGCCTCGGTTACGTGGAGGAAGTCGAGTCCGACTGACTGCAGGGAGTCGGGGTTATCTGCGGATTTGAGTTCCCAGAAGACTACGGGTCTTGGTCTCGGCCTTCCGTCCTTTCCACGGAGCCATCTTTCGTTTTTATCCCTGAACACGAGCCAGACGTGGAGTGCGTCTTCCTTGAATCCCGACCCTCTTCCCCCTCCCAGCTTATTGTCCCGGTAGGGGTTTGTCTTCGAGACGAGGTGGTCGGGGATGAACGCCTGCATTTCGTTCCAGACCTGATACATCTGCGCCTTCGTGGGGGCTACTGTCCAGACATGGATTGCGGGTACAAGGCGCGCTTCTTCCGCCGTCATCAGGTTCTTCGGGTCGTTTGGAAACCTGACATATTCCTGAGAGAGTTCCTCGATGACCGCGAGGTCTTCTTCAAGTGCAGACCGGGTCTTTCCGCCCCTTCGTCCGGTCTGGTTCCACTTTACCTTGGCCTTTGACTGGTGGAGTCTTAGCTGGTGTTCATGCGGGGTGTAGGGCATTTTCTATGCGGCCTGTCGCTTCTGACATCTCCAAGTCCTCAAGAAAGACGGGGGTATTCTCACCGACGTATGCACCTGTGACGTTGAACTCAAAGTATTCCAGTGCCTCCTCGTCGGTCATACCGTCACGTTTCATAAGGATTTCAAGGCATTTGGCTGTACTGTACACGGCTACGTCGTATGAGAACCGAGTGCCGTACCCGATTAGGGCGTCCTCGAAACCGTCTGCGAGAAGTGCTGTATCTGTCATTATGATGCCTTGAACGATGCAAGCCCCGAATCGTCTGAAGCAGGGTTTTCCACCTGATCGGTGTCTTCCTGCCATTTTGCGTGGGTCTCTATGTCACGTCTTTCAGGATAGGGTTCCGCCATATCGAGCATTCCGTTCTTATCGACAATGTCCCGGTGGAAGTTTATCGCCTTGGGGTCTGCCTCAAGCATTGCGTATGCGGCGAGTTCACCCTCTCTCATGTAGACGGTCTTCAACTGAGACGCCGTGACAGAGTTCTTCCAGCTTTTCCTCTTCGGGTAATCCCCGGACTTACGATAATCCTTAAGTGCCTCCCCGAAATCAGGGGTTAACCTGACAAGCCTCTTTATAGATTCCCAGTCCCAGTCCCATACTCCGACCATATCCTCGATAGCAGCCTCAGACGAACCCCAGTCCTCAAGGCTCGCATATATCCGTCGAAGCCTGCGAGGCCATTTCTTCCAGAGGGGAATCGCACTGTTCACACGATGTTCGATTTTGTCGTATCCATTTGTCATGAACAGAAACCTACCATAATTTCCTGTTTCGTTGTTTTCGTATAGGGGGTAAAACAAGAAAACAAGTATTCAATAATCCAGCAAATCCTGCCTCGCGCCTGCGTGCGTAGGAATTCCCCGTAATCATTTTAAATGAAGGGGGATTCCTTAATTAAACATTAATACGTTAAAACGTTAATACGTTAACGCGCGCGTACGAAATCCACCTTTACGGCTTAAGGCCCGGTGGATTTCTTGTGGGTTTATGTGGGTTTGACGTCGAAACACCCAAGTTGAACTCGTTAAACAAAACCCACATCCTTATGGGTTTCATGTGGGTTGTTATGGGTTTGTAAATTTATGGGTTCTTATGGGTTTCAATATGGGTTTCAAATATCTCAGCACCGTGAGGGGTACATATCCCTGTAAACAGGCGGGGCGGCTGGCTATCGGCGTCACCAGTTTGACAGATCACGTCAAATTTCGCCTGCTCGCTGGTCGTCACC